CATTGGGTTGCGGTGTTGGGCCTGGGCCTGGGCCAAGTGGGGCACCAGCAGTGATCGGCTCATCGGGACGCTCAGTTGGATCAGTGAGGGGCGTAATGCCCTGACCTAGACTGACAGGCGCAGAAGGGGGGGTCATGCCGTTAGAAGGCGTCGTGGGGCTTCCTGTGGGCATAGAGCCTTGAGCCATCTGAGCACCACCCTGAATATCACGCATCTCTTGACGCTCGCCATAATAGGCGGCAGGAACTTCACGAACAGGTTGACCAGGGCCACCATCAGTACGTTGCGACAGCGACCCCGGCCCTGAAACAGGAGCAGGATTGCTAGGCTTTCTGTAACCACCTTGCTCTGCCATGTTTCACCTCAATCAAAATAGAACTAATTTAGTAAACCTTGCCCTTGCGAACCGGCTTAGCCTTAACGGGCTTACCAGCCTTAAACGGCTTGGGCTTGCGGACGGGCTTAACCGGCCCCATCCCTGGCATCAGTAACTGGCCCGACGGGGGCCGGACTTGCTCATCCCAGGCTTCTTGGCGGCAGCAGCCTTCTTGGGAGCGGCCTTTGTGGCAGCAGCCTTCTTAACCAAAGAACCCTTGGTCATTGAAGCAGGCTTCTTGAGAGCGCCAATTCCCAAGTCCTTGTAGTACACCTTCATTGCCTTTTCAATCGCTGGCACGCTGTACGCTCTGTCGTTCAACCGATTAAAACCGGCCTTCTTGAAAGCAGCATTTAATTTTGCTTCGGCTTGCGTCTTTGAACCCGTACCCTTTGACGGCATCTACTTAACCTTCCGCTTGTCGTTGTTACCAATACCAGGAACCTGAACCCCAGCCTGGGTTACGCTTGGGCCAGGCGTGCTCTTATCCGTGTCAGTGGCCATACCGGCCTTAATTGGTTGCGCTGTATTGACCGGCGCAGCGGTGCCCTGAGAGCCGAAGCTCGGCATCTTCTTAGCCATATTGTATCCTATCTTGTTACGCCGGTTGGCGACGAACGACGCTGGCCGAAAGGTTCGGTGCGCCAGAAGCAGACAAACCAGCAAGGAGAGTCTGCATATCTGGACGACCACCAGGAGCCATACCCGCTTGACCAGGTGCGACACCCTGAGGTAGTCCGGTTTCTTGCATACCAGGTGGCATACCAGAAGGTGTCCCCTCAGGGGCAGGCATACCGGGAGAGCCAAGTTCGTTAGGCATCTGCTGACCGGCTACACCTGCTTCCGTCTGAGGGGAAGGCGGTGGTGGTGGCGGAGCAAAAGCATCCGCAATCGCAGTCTCAATCGGAGTACCGTTCTTACGGGCTTCAATGATTGAGGCGAGCTTAGTAACAACATCAGTGGGGTCTTGCCCCTGGGCAGCCATAGCAGGAATGGACTGCACATAAGCAGCAACACCCTGGAACCCTGCCTCACGCAGACGCTCCACATCAATGAGTTCTTCCTCAGTCTTAACATTCATTGAGTTAGGCAAGTTGCGTCGAACAAACGACTTGGAAACAAGGTCAGCACCCAAAGCCTGCAACGACCAAACCAATGCGCGGTTAGGATCAAGACCAGCCATCAAACCGTAAGTTACCTCAACACCAGTCTCAGTTCCGATGTCGCGCTGAGGAACATACTTGATGGTGTAAGGATTACCATTCTGCTGTCCCTTGATTTCCTTGCTATCAAGGGGGAACAACATGGTGTCAAGTTCGAAACACATTTGTATAACTTCAACAAACGTGTCAGCAAGAACGTCCTGTGCGGTTTTGATTTGGGTGTCAAAGCCACCCATGAGTGCTTGTACGCCGCGACCTGTGATGATGCTTGCGTCAATGTTTCCTTGGCGGCCTTCGGGGTAGCGTGCCCCGTTTCGCATTTCTTGGTCTAGGGATTGTGCTTGGGCGAACGCGGACTGTGGCATTTCGATTGGCGCACGGCGCACGTTTTGTGGTTCACGGGTGCGGATGATTGCGTCCCCGCCGATGGGGAAGTGTTGAATATCCGATGGTACGAACAGTGGGGCTTCAACAGCTTTGTGGGCTGCTTCAAGTGAGAGTAGCGCAAACTTCGCACGAGCCATCTGCACCCAAAGCACATCATCAAATTGTCCACGTTGTTGACCGTCGAAGGAAGGCTTGCGGGCCACCACAACAGGACAACGCCCTAGTGGGTTGTTTGTTTGTGCGAGGATCAGGTTTGCTCGTTCAGGGACGAACATGATTTCTTGCTTGTCATCCACCCAACGAACCACTTCAAGCATTGTGTCACCGGGGGTGTACTGGCCCTGGTTCTTGTTTTTTAGTTTGTCGGCGTACTCAGGGAACATTGCACAAAGTTCAGATGTGGGTTTTAGGAAGCGCCGGGCGAAGGCGGTGCAGTTCCCCCAACGGTCAAACTCTGGGTACGAACCCATTGGATCTTCAACCGTGATGTGTGGTCGGCGGTCTTTGAAGTTTGGTTCAACACGGAAAGGTAGGAAACCGTAGGTAATGTACTGGTCTGCACCAGCATACATTTCGCGGCCAAGCTTCGAGGAAGATATGTAGTGGTTGGCAATGATGGTGCGCTTGTCGGCCTTGGTTCGTTTATTGTCGTCGGTCATGTTGTTTTGTGAACACGAGAACGTGGGCAGTGGTGCGATCACTTCTGAAAGGTCACGGGCAACGGTGTCAATGAAGTTGGCAACAATTGGCTTGGGCCATTCCGATGGGAACAAACCCGGAAATGCTTCTTCGTAGTTGCCCCCACGAACCGAGGCAACCTTATTCATTCGGCCATCGCGTTCAGCGTAACGAGACTTGAGCACGTCAAAGCGTCGGCGGATATCGCTCTCCGCGTATTGTGCCATTGTCGCATCAGCCATTAGATCACCATTTCATTTCGGGTTGCCGCCCACTCGTTCAAGTCAATAACCGCTCGTTGACTCATGCTCCGTGGAGACGAGTAAGGGTTCTTTGTGAACCAGTTCATATCACTGGTTGTTTGCCCAATGATTGCCCTGGCTGAAAGTTCGCAGAACCACAACGCCATCACAAGGTCAGTCTTGTTACGGGTCTTGGGTTGCCACGAAACCAGTTGCTCAACTAGGGCCTTCAAACCCTCAGTGCCTTCAACGAGGGGAAGTTCGATAAGATTGTCCCCCATTGATCGGGCAACACGGTTCTTATCACTAGCAGTTTCGATAGTGCCGAACAGGGTTGACATACTTGCCACACCAAAACCCTCATCCCACTTGTTGATGCGGGACGTGTAGTGGGGTTTGATAACGCAACCACGGGCGTTCAAATACTTGTTCAAGTTTTCGTCGTGAACCAGATACAACTGGAAAGCGTTGGATTCAATGACCCATTCCTGCGGGCGGTACCTATCCGTCCAAGAAGTAACAAGGTCATAAATCTTGGATGGGGTGGCACCACTCATGCGGGCCGCGTCAAGGATGTAACGCTTACCGGACTGGCGATCCACTGCCATAGCAATAGCGGCAGTGTCTTTGTCAGCTGCGGGGTCTAGCCCGCAAATAATGTAGAAACCTTCGGGGTGTGCTGGGTGTCCAGCGGCCTGCCCGTTCAGTGGCCCCACTTTACGCATACCGTTTACGCTTCCGCGAACAGCAGCAGGGTGGAAGATTGCGTCCTCAGAAACATCTTGTTGCTGGTAAACCATTGACCAGATGCGGGGGCCAACAGCGCCACGCACGTTGTCAAGGTGGGGGCCATCCCAGCGACGGAACAAACCATCCTCGTCAGGTTCTTCACCCTCAGACCCTTCGAAAGGAACCTCGGCCTTGGGCCACAGGGTCAACCAGTCCTCAGAGTTACCGTTGCCGTAATCCAACACAGCGGGTTGTGAGAAACGTGTCCAAGGTGACGTACCTGAAACGTAGTGGTCACCGTTCATAAGTTGTTGATACAGGTCAATGGGCGCAACGCGCGTACCAATAACCAGTAGTTTGCCCGTGGGGGCCAGTCGGGAACTAACTTCGATACGAAGCCAGTCCATGTGCTTTTCCCACTCAGCCGCGTTAGCCAACACCACCGCGTCATCAATAATAATTAGGTCAGCACGGGCACCGTAGATCTGCCCACCAATACCAATGGCCTGAACCGTTGGATCTTTCTCCTGACCATCCCGCTCCTCACCACCCAAATAGATTTGGTTGGCAGTCCACGAGTCAGCAGTTTTCTTAAAACCACCCTCAGGGCTAAAGTTGGCTTGCAACTTCGCGTACGCTGGGTGCGTCAGTCGCTGCTTGATACCGTACAAGAACTGTTGCGCCATCTTCTGTGTCTTAGACACAAGGATCACGCGGGTGTCAGGGTTCTTACAAATCCGGTACACCACATAGTCAATAGAAACCGTCTGCGACTTCGCGTGGGCAGGTGGGGTGTTGATTAAGATACGGCTAGCTTGACCTGGTTGGTACTCAATGGCCGGATGAAACAACTCCGGCTCTCGGCCCTCAAGCAGATCGATCCAGCCCTGTTGGTGGGGGTAGGTTTCCCGGTTAAGGAACGTGCGTCGAAACGACGCGAAATCCCCAACAGGTTCCCTACCCGTAGTTTTTACTTCTTTAAGAACAGCACGAGCGTTATCCACATCCCGCTTAAACTCTGGGTAGTCACGGCGGGAAGCCTCATACCAAGACAGCGACCTACCAACCTTTGCCAAAGCGGTAGGGTTAGTGGCACCAGTAGCAACCTCGGCAAGGAACAACCGGCGGGCCTCATTGGGGGAAAGATCCGAACCAGGCTTACGCCCCGAACGACCCTTCTTACCCTCAGCCATCAGTTACCACTTCACCTTATTGGCCCAGTAGGCAGCGGAAAGCGTACCCTTATCAATGTTAGCCTTATGGCGGGCCTTGAAAGAAGCCCTACGAGCAGCATCAGACTTCGACTCACCAGCTTTCTTAGGTGAACCAGACACGCCCTGCTGACCGAAACGAATAGTTTTGATCTGATCCCCAGACTTAGCCACAACAACATGAGACTTAGTGGGATGGTTTGGGGTGCGCTTAGGCTTATTGAAACCGGCAACACCAGCACGCTCAAGGCGCGGATCCTTCTTCGCGGGCATTACTTACCCTTCTTAGCAACCTTCTTAGCAGGCTTCTTAGCCGCAGCCTTCTTAGCAGCGATCATCTCCATGAACTGCATCTTCTTGTCTCCACCCTTGTTAACCGGCGCGGACTTCTTAGCAGCGGACTTCTTCACCGAAGCAGACTTCTTAACAGCCATCGAAAACACACCAATCGGGTAATAGATCAACAAAAGGGTAAAACAATGTAAAAGACTAAGGGAGACAAACAGATCAGCAAACCGTGAGTAACTGTGACGAAAGGAGCAGTTACGAACCCTAACTTGCTACTCGCTTAAGGCTTCGTAGCAACAAGCGAAGAAGCCACAGAAGTTCAGCTCGTCGCTTGTCGCTCCTCACTGAACTGTAAAACCCTCTCACTATATAAACGGCGTGGAAAACCAACATTTACCACGCAACGTAACCAAATCGTTACAAACTATTTTACACACCCCCTATATTTACTGGGGCCAGCTAAATAACGGAAAAAATTAGAGGGGACATTATGATACTAAAGACCCGCGCGTTTAGCATCGTGGGGTCAGCCGTGTGTGCCCAGGTTACTGGCCAGTAACTTACGGCTGCGTAGGTTACCCGCTAGTAACTTTCTGTACCGTAGGTAAGGGTAGCCTAACCTTTTCAGCCCTGACCTGACTATCTCACATGGTGAGAATGTCCGAAATGTCCACTATGTACACGTATGGGACGGTTTACACTCATACGTCCCTTTTGTCCTATTCGCCCTATACGTCCTATTTGTACCATCTGCCCTATTTGTCCCTTGTGTCCTATTTGTCCTATTCCCCCCATTTATCCTATTTGTCCGTTTTGTCTCGAATGTCCGTTTTGTCCGAGCTGGCGTAGCCTGTGGATAACTACTTAGGGTGGCGTTAGGGTGACCGTTATCTAATCGTGACCATTTTGCTATTGACACCCTGCCCCTGTGCCTTATGCTTAGGTGTGTCGGGAAGGGTTCCCGCGTAATGGTTAGGGGCAGATTATGGCTAGTAGTGCAGAGTCGGGCAAGCAATACGTCGGAATAGAGCCGTGGGATGATGGGAACGGTGTGCAGGGTGTCGCGTGCATCGTCACCGGTTCATGGAATGGATGGGCTAGGCCCGCGTTTCCTATGGATCAGGTGTCGGACTTAGTGAACTACCTAACCGTCTGCATAGGCGTTGAGGTAGTGGTGGGTGATGGGTGGATCAGCACCGAGGATGAGGAGGATATGGGGGAACCGCAGGTGTGGCCTAATGTAACTATCGGCGGGGTGGAATATGCCACGGTAGGCGCGGGGTCGTGGGTGTGGCAAACGTTTACGCCTGAGGGGGTCACGGCATGACCAGGGACTACGCAAGCGCCTACGATGAGGCAATAACCGATCAGGGTCTAGACCCGTTCATAGCGTTGCTTACCTTTATCGGGGCAGACTTTGACACCTACAATACGGGGGGGTGGACTATGGTCACCTACTGGCAGGCTACCGATACGCAATATATCGGCATAGGCGCGGGGTGTATTGTTGTCTATGACGGGGACTACCGGACACCTTGCACCGATTCGCCAGACCCCTACGCCGAACCTAGCGGGTGCGCGTGCCGTTCGTGTTCGGATCAGCAAGGGACGGTCATAGCCGAATACTAGGCTAAAGCTTTAGACCGGTTTAGCGTGTCGCGGTCAGATCAGACACTAATCTAGGTTAGTGTCGGGTCTAATCCCGATAGGCGGGATAGCTCGAAACTAGGTTAGGGGTTAGATATGTCGGAACGGATCACCACTAAAGACCTGCACAATATGGCGCGGGCGTACCTCGACGCGCTTATTGCTGCGGGCGTTTATCCTGCGGATACGGCTCTGGAGATTCACGCGGGGAGCGTGACCTATGGCAGGGGCTACGGGTTCACGGTCACGCGTCCTGGCGGTAGGTATGAGACAATGGCGGGGGCTAATAGTGCATGGCACCTACCGTGCAACGATGCGCGTAGGTTGGCAGATAACTACTACGCGCTGCGGGCGTTGCTTGCGGGCGTGCAGGCGGTCACGTCATGACGGGCGCGGCGGGATGGGGTAGCCCTGCACAATGGGCAGACACCGGCGGGCCGGCTGATTCTATGGAGCGGGAGCCGTGTAGGTGTGCATCATGCCTAACCGGTGACCTAGTGCCCGCTAACGATTCTTGCCTATGGATCACGGCATGACCAGGCCGGTACGCCTGACCAGGCGGGGCTACATTGTCGCAGCGGTGGCGATTCTTGCGGGAGCTATTGCCCTCAATACCCTATGGGGGTGGAATAGGGGTCTAGTGCCGTGCGATGCCGTGAGCTATGACACGCCTAGCACGTTCCCCGCCGGTAGTGCCGGTGCACGGGCGTTCGATGCGGAGCCAGGCGCGGGGATTATTGTTTGCCGTTAGTATCTAGTCTTATG